CCCTCTTCCTTATGTTCTCCTTGTTGTTGTGGAATGCTGGTCTTAGATAAGGTCTTGGCCCTCCATTTGGCCCCGTTCCCGTTGGCTTACCGAACTCTATGTAATTGCGATAATCGGAATTAGTACCAACCTTGAAGCCGTCTTCTACGGGGTCGGTTACGATTGAGTCCTGAAGGTGGCCATCTTTTACGGGGACAATCTCCCTAGCGTTAGATTGAATCTCCTTGGCCCCGATGAGTAGTTCACCCATAACCTTCCTGTAAACTTCTTGCTTGGCCTTCCTGACCTTCGCTAGTAGCCGCTTATCTTCTACTTCAACCCTAAACACTAGTAGCGGTAAAGGTGACCATTCCAGTTAGATCAGGTGTCGGAAAGCTTTCCACTCGGTACGTTGTTCCCCTCCAGCTAATAGCCTTAATGGACTCGCTCCCCGTAGTGGTTACCTCCTCAGAACTATAATCAGTAGCGTCACGCATTGTAACGACAATAGAAGCGTTTCTAGACGCGTTTGGGTTCTGTTGGGTGTACCCCGTGGATTCAACCCGAACGTCTGCGTACTGCTCTCTTAACTGCGTTAAAGCGGTTGTGAAGCCCCCAATCTCGTCCTCAGTATTGGTTTCCGTATAAAGAATTATTAACTCTCTCATCCTTACCTATTTAAAGTTAAGCATAAAAAGAGGTAAATCTCCTATACCCCGACAAGAGGTTTTTAACGGTGAATTCAGTTTCAGATGTGATCGTTCCCTTAATGGTTACCTTCCTTTCATCGTAGAGTTCTGAGGCAATTAACAAGATAGCTTGTTGGATAGCATCGGGTAGAATTGAGGGTGTTGCCGTGTAGGTAACTTCTATCTCTTCATATCCTGTATCGACCGAACTGATCACGAGCGTATCATCTCCCCTAGTTCTACTCGTTAGCGTTGTGCTATCTCCATTCTCATCATAGCCCGTAACAACCACACTAGAGTAAGACCCATCCATTAGGGCAATAGGCAGTTGAAGGTGAAGCTTGGCGTTGTTGATCTCCTCTGTGAAGTCTGTTACTACTACCTTAACCCCTATGACCTGGTCGAAGGCGTAACCCGTGTATCTCATAACATATTCACGAGCGGAAGACAATAGGGCAGATAGTAAGTTCGTTTCTCCAGCTATGTCAGGGATTCTAGCAAATAGCTTTAACTCGGCTGATGTTACCCCCGTTTGGGCTGAAGTGCTAGTTATCTTGGTGCGTGTTCTCATAGTGCTAAAATACTACCACGAGCGCAAGACCTATAAAAAAAGGGGCCGAAGCCCCCTGAGTCAAAACCTAAAACCTATGCGGCTAAGATAAACAAAATTTCTAAAGCAAAAAAAAGAGGCCCGAAGGCCCCTTTAAACAGAATCAAACTAATTAAGCTTGAATTACTGAGATCACATTCGTGAACGTGTCAACGAAGCAAGCATCTGAATGGAACTTAGCAAAGGCCTCACGCATCTCACCACGGACAGTAGTCTCGTTAGTGGTTACGTTAGTGCCGTCTTGCTCGAAGAACCTTACAGAAACTCCCTCACGCTGGAACAACTGCCCGACATTCTGAGAGTCCATAACGTAGAAGGTGTCACTAGCTACGGCTGAAGACTCCTGAATTGGGAGGCCATAGATAGTAGGTACGTTATCCACGAAGATGACGGGAGCAGTATACTGACCGTTCGTGTCACGAGCGTAAGCCAACTGAACCAGGTCGCTAGGGTTCATCATAATCGCATCGGGAGCGTAGTCGCTAGACTTGAGCAGACCGATAGCCGCCAAAATACAATCGTACTTAGTAGCAAGACCAGCCGCGATAGCATCCTCAAAGGAAGTACCCACCAAGTCAGCATCAGTCAAAGCACCGCTAGACAGACCATAGAGGTTAGGAGCAGAACCATCACCAGTCAAAAGCTGAACATCTTCAGCGTTGTAAATCTGACGAGGGAGTTCGTAAGCCAGGTAGCTTGTGATTCCTTGGAAGTCGGACAACATTTGGTTAGACAGACGCATATAACCAGCGATATTCTGAGCGTTGTACGTCTGAAGAGCGAAAGTCTTGTCGACTTGTTGCTTTGCAGAACCTTCAGCTACCACACCAGCCGCATCAGTAGAGGCAGTAATGTCAGGGAACTGAACCGCGTCACCGCTCATAGAACCTTGACGAAGTGCATTCCGTACACGGAATTTGCGCTCAACCTCAGGAAGAATAGGCAGATAAGCGTTATCAACGACACCGCTAGGGGTTGTCATATCAGAACCCTTAACCTTCAGGTCTTCAATGTTGAAACGAGGGGCCTCACCCTTTACGAAAGACTTGAACCCGTCAGAGTCCATAGCGTTCATAAGAGCCTCCTGAGTAGTCTTAGCTACTGCGTCCTTGTCCTCCATTCCGTTGCCTTTGAGTTCGTTTACACGAGCCTCCAGGTTAGCAATAGAAGCGTTAGACTTCTCTAGTACCTCGTTGAAAGCGTTCAGCTTTTCCTGAGTGTATTCTTTTGATGCTTCCGCACCAGCGTTGATAGCACCGTCAAGGTCTTTCTTGATGGCCTCCAACTGTGTTTTGATCTCTTCCATTTTCTTTTTAGGAATTATTAAACATTAATTGAGTTCCACAATTCTAAGACGTTCAACGGCTCGTTATTCGGAGTGTCCTTAGACGGCCCCTCAGTCACGAGTGTATTAATCAACGCTTTCAACTGCGAAAGTTCGTTCTCAATGGTAACAAATGTAGTATCAGTAACATTAGCCCCTTTAATAAAGGACTCTAATACTTCCATTCTGCCCTCTATCTCTTCAAGGCTCTTCATTCCAACAAAGGGAGTGTTTTCGTTAGCACCAAAGACCACGCTAGAACCTTCCCTTAGTTTGGTTTCTGTGATTTCATAGCCCTTTAGCTTATTGTTGACATCTCTTATTTCAGAGAACACGAGCGGAACGAAACCTACTGAATGCTCTTTAATTATACCCTCTTGGTACATCGTCAAAACATCTTGAGCAAAAGGCCGCTTAGACATCTTGGACTCAAAATAAAGGCCGAAGTCATCTTCCTTCAGTTCCGTAATCTTACCAATTGGATTTAAAGGGTCGTGCATATATAAGTGCCCAATTCTACCTTTACCCATTGGCCCGTTCTCCTGAATACTCTTAGCGTAAGAGCCTCTTCGCATTATGTCCCCGTGGGAATCAATGTTGTCAAAGGCTGAGAAGTAGCCAGCAACGGTTCCCTTTTCGGTGTCCACGTCCTTTAACTCTAGGCTCGTGTTCTTGGTTGTGTATACTTTATCCATACTCTTGTTTTCTTGCACAATCTTTTTAGACCAGTAATAAGCTGGCTTACCGCCCCAAGCGTCATACATCAAATTTCCACACTTCTCATAGCTTCCCCCGTCATAATACTCAGAAGCCCTAGCTAGGTAGCTATAAACTCTCTTCACGACATCTAAGGACAATTCACGGCCCTTGGCTAGGTCGTTTGCTCTTTGCTTCCCTACGTCCGTCCCACACGTCCCCCAACCATTTTCAGCGACATAATCTAAAACCCCTTGGGCCTTGTCAATGATTTCCTGAGTTGGTTTAAACATAGGCTCTAAGATAATTCTGTTGAGTCTTGCCCCTTTGGGTAAAAGCCGTAGGTCTTGGCGAACTGCTCTTTTGATCTTAACGCCCAATAGTCCCCGTCATAAACTGCTGGAATCTCTTTATTCTCTACTATCACGAGCGGCTTACCTAGTTTAACGGACTTAGCCAGTAACTCAAAGTCATAACGATGGGGGCCAACTAATTCGTAAGCCCTTTCACCGTACTTCTTTATATAGTCATCTATTGGGTTAGATTCCATTTTGTTCTAATAATTCGTTAGTCACCTTAACCATTTTGTCAAAAAGTGACTTATCCAACTGCTCAAAAATTGGGTTCCCTGAAAATCTATTCTCCATGCAATGAGCGAAAAACTCCGCTTGTGCTAAATACTCTTTTTTCATATATGATTTACCGTGACCGAAACCAATCTCGGCATCACTTAGGGCTTGAATTGTGTCTGCATAACTAGTAAACAAACCACTCACGCCATAATGATTCATTCCCTCTAAAGAGCCTTTTTTTAATCCAAGTTCTTTTTCATAAAAGGCACCCTCTGAAGCATATTTTTCAGCCTCCCCATTAAACCATTTACGTTGGGCTTGATTAAATTTATTTTCGTTGACCCGATATTCAGACTTTATTTTTTGGAATGCCTCACGCTGAACCTTTGTTCTTCCGTTTTTATACCCTTTAGCCCTTAATTCAAAAAAAAGCTTCTTAAAGTTGTTGTCAGGGGTTTTCCCGTGCCAATAATCCCGTATTATATTTTGCCTATTGTGTATAGCGTGCCCGTACTCGTGGTAAAGTACTATCTCATTTTCGAGAGTTGCTCTTCTTATTCTACGTGGGGCAGTAATGTTTAATCTACCTCTAAAATCTGAATAAGAAGATGTTGCACCTTTGTGTGTTACGTTGTTTATACCAAACAAGTCCCCCTTTATGTTGTCGCCCTTGGGGGGTATGGATAGCAATTTCAAAAACTTCTCATCTAGCTTGGGGACTTTTATATCGTTGGCCTTGTACCACTTAAACACCTTATCTAGTGAGTCGGTCACCTCCTTGGATATACCGAAGCCCGTGGGCTTAACATCTTCAGGTATTATAGGCGTTGGGATGTTCGCTTGTGGTGGTGGGGGTGCTGGTGTTTCCTCTTCTATTCTTCGCCAACCTAACGCACAACGGCAATTGATTACTTGGCTTGGGCCTCCTCTTCGGTCACCTGGAAACTGCATTTTAGAGCCGCCAACCTCAAAATCCTCTTCTGCTCCTATGGTTTCGCTCCGTTTCATCTCGTTGTGAGAATTACGGGTTCTAGCATCCTTCTTAGCAATCCAATACTTACCCATTGTAACCCCGTACTTCTGAAATAACTCTTGTGAGCCTAGATATTCACCGTAAGAAGCGGCAGAAAGGGTTTCAGTTCGGGCTATTCTTTCGGCTTGGAAGCGTGAAGTTCTCTTCAGGTTCCTTAGAAACTTATCGTTCTTGAGTGCATCGGTTACCGCCCTTATCCCCTTTCCGTCTTGTATAGCATCGTAGACAACCGAATTAAGTAGCCTTTGCGCCCCAATCTCAGAAGTTAGGCTAATGGTCTTTATTTGGTTTAGGTTACTCCGAAAGTATTTCCCAATAGCCTCGGTCTTCCATTGCACCTTTGGGATACCCTCGCTTAGATCACTCTTAAACTTGCCTTGTGCAAAGTCCTTAACGAACTGGTCAGAGAACAAATAGCCAGCATCAAAATAAAGGTCTTCAACTAGCTTCTCTACATCAGTAGAAGGGTAGTTTATGGGGTAAATGACGTTCTCTAGGTTACTTAGGTCGGCCCCCTTTATATACTTTAGGTTAGCCTTGTAGATTTCTTCCGTGAGTTCACGAGCGTAACGCCTAGAAATCTTGTCCCTACGTCTGTTAACGTCTAAATATCGCTTGTCTGCTGGGCTCATTCTTCACCTTCAAAGCCGCTTAAATCAATTGGCGTAAGGCTAGAAGGTACATATACTTGGTTCATATCAGCGTCCTCAATAGCGGCAAGCCCCATCATTTCCCTTTTCTCGTTCGGGGTCATCCAATACGCACCACTAAGGGCAGAAACTTGATCCTTCTTGTCGGCTTGAAGTTCGGGAATCTCTGAAGTGTCAAACTTGAAATAAACCCCCTCATCATTCATAAACAAACGATTGAAGGAATATTCAAACTTATTCAGAGTAGGAAGGATAGAATCCGTGTAAGCTTGCTTTCTGTACTGCTCCTGATTCGAGAATGTGCTAGAATCGTTGTTATTGAACAGACCAACGGGCAAATTATAGGCGTTGCAAA